ACAAATTGCTCGTGCATTGCCAAATAAGCGGTTTTTAGGCGTTTTAGGGAGCTATGATCCTCAAATGGATGCTAACCTTCCAAATTTAAAATTAGTGCCTAATACGCCAGATATTGCGCAATACTATAAGCAAACTAGGATTTTATTAATGCCAAGTGATTACGAGAGTTGGGGCAGAACGGCAACGGAGGCTTATTGCTCTGGGATTCCAGTAATAAGCACAATGGCCGAAGGTCTTGTGGAGAATTGCGGAAAAGCTGGCATATTTATAAAAGATAGGAATGATATTAAAAGCTGGGTTAAGGCAATTACTGAACTTGATGATGCCAAAAAATATAGTGAGGCATCCAAAAAAGCAAAAGAGAGATCAAGAGAGCATGATCCGAGAAAAGCGCTTGATGAGTTTGAGGTCTGGTTCCGAGAAATGGTTAATAAATATAAGTAAGTATGGCGATATATATAAACGGGATAACGGTACTCGCTGATGGCGTAGTAGAGCCGGTTTCCCTACCCGATGCAAAAGATTGGATGAAAATAGATTATAATGATGAGGATGGGCTTATTAAAGATTTGATTAGTGCGTCTAGGGTACATTTGGAGAAAATAAGCGGTGTGGCTTTGGTAAATAAGTTATTGAAAGTTAATCTACAAACTACGGGAATTGCGCCAGGAGTTTGGATGGTTGATTTACCTTATAGCCCATTATTATGCGTAGATAGTGTAGCCATTAAAACTGGTATAAATACTTACACTACTTTGGTAAAAAATGAGGATTACGAGGTTATAGGTGGGAAATTATGGTTATATTCACAAGGTATTTTTAACGTACAATACCAAAGCGGATATAGCTCAATTCCAGAGGATTTGGCAAATGATATACTAGCACTTACCTCATGGCAATTTGAGAATAGAGGTAAGAAGATGAACGCGGATAAAAGCTCACTACTTAGCCAATATCCTAATTGGGATGGCCTTAACTATCATCAATATAAAAAAATATATATAATCTAATGCCGAGTGGATTCCGTTTAGAAGTTAATGAGTATAAGTTCAACAAAATGCTTACTAAGCTCAAGCAAACGGTTGACGAAACGAGCGCAACGGTTGATCGTGAGTTAGCGGCTAGCGGTGATGATATGGTAAGAAGTGCTAAGAATATATTGTCTAGTAGAGGTGCGGTTGATACAGGTAGGCTACTAAATAGCATATCATTTAAAAAAGATCAATTCCTTAGTTATCAATTTGTAGCTCAAACGGACTATGCGGCATATATTGAGTTTGGTACGGGTAGGGAAGGTTTTAAAATGCCAGAAACTCCACAATGGGTTGAATTAGCAAGTAAGTATAAAGGTAAAGGATTGAGAAATGTAAATATGTTACCTAGGCCATATATGCGTCCAAGCATTTTGGCTTATTGGCCAATATATCAAAAAAGAGTGAGAGACTTTTTAAGAAAGAAAAGACAAGCGTAATGAAGGATAGTGCAAATAACGTAAGGACGATTTATGTAAATGCTTTAAACGGCAACATTACTTACAATAGTAAGAACGTGCCCGTTTATGGGCAGCCTCCATTTGTAACTACTCCCGATAGGTATGTAATTATAAATAATATAGTAGAGGTAGCTAATAATACAAATGATAGCTTTGATAATGAGGTTGAGGTTACAATTGAGATTTATAGCGAGCAAAATAAAAACAATAACGTAAGCCAAGTGGATGACATTGCGGGTCAAATCCTAAATATATTGATCCCAGATACAAAGATTAATGGGTTTAGCGATACTGACTTTTATGTATTTCCAATGGCTCGAACAAGTTCAAATTATTTACCTTTGTGGGAGGGTGATAATTATATAGCAAGAAAAGTTATAACAATTAGAAATCTAGTAAATCAAAAATAAACAAAAATGGCAAAAATTCAAGGTTCTACCCAAAGCGTAGATATTAGCACAGACAATGGTTCTACTTGGAAATCGCTTATTTGCTTGCGCACTTCAAGCGTAAACGGTACAGTTGATTCAACCGTAGAACAAACAAACTGCGGAACTTTCACATCTATTGGTAAGCCCAATATGACTGTTGATTTTGATGCAATTTGTGAAACCGCTCCTGGAGGTTCAGAGGTTAGTTACTCATCTTTATTGGGTTACTTTAACGCAGGTACTCAAATTGCGGTAAGAGTTCAAAGTCCAGTTTTTTCTGGATCAAGTGCTGGTGCTGCATATTATCAATCATTTGATGGTTACATCACTTCTTTAACTCTTAATCAATCAACTACTGAATTTATCAATTTCTCTGGTACAATTTCATCAAACGGACTTATTGATATTACTGCATAATTATGAACTACACTACTATTACTATTAACAACGAAACTATTGGACTAAAATTTGGGATGGCGTCTTTTAGATACCTTCAAGACAAATTCTTAAAAGACAAAACATTTGATATTACTATACTTAGTGAGATAACAATATCTCACATTATATATAGCGGATATTTCAATAATTGTCTAGTTAAGGAAGTTGATCCTAAATATAGCTTTGCTGACATTGTCGAATGGGTTGAGCAAACTTTGCTTAAAAATGAAGAGGACAATGAGATAGCAAAAGCTATAAAGGTTTGGTCGGAAAGCGATTTTATTCGTAGCGAACAAAAAGCCGAAGAGCCAAAAAAAAAGATCTCTCGTGGGAAGAAATAGAGGCGTTTGCGTTTGGAGAGTTAGGACTCATGCCTAATCAATTTTACTCTTTAAGCCCGAAGCATTACTCGTTAATGATGAAAGGGCATGAAGATAAAAAGATAGATAGTTACAAACAAACTAGACTACTTATGTTCACAATGGTTAGGTTGATGGCCGATCCAAAGAGTGCGCCAAAAACACCAGAGCAATTGTGGCAATTACCAGGGGATGAGGATACAACTAAAATAGACGAAGAGGAATATAGAGAATTAATAAATAGATATAGGAATGGCAAGTAACCAAGATTTCATATTTACGTTAGGTGCGGATATAAGCCAATTTTCTAAATCTATAACTGAAGTAAGAGCTGAATTAAATAGAGTAAAATCAACTTTAAAAAATCAAACTGGACAAGCAATTGCTGAAACAAATCAGTATATTCAACAACTTGAAGGTAGTTTAGATAGTTTAAATAAAGTTGGATTTCAAAATTTAGGTAAAAATGCAACTGGCGGTACTTCCGCATTATTTTCTTTAAGCCAAGTAGCTAGGGATTTACCATTTGGTTTTATAGCTATTCAAAATAACTTGCCATTAGTTATTGATCAATTTGCAACATTATCTAAAACAAGTGGCGGATTAGGCAAAGCATTAGGACAAGTTGGTAACGCACTTGCTGGCCCTGCTGGGGTTGCTTTTGCTTTTGGTGCTTTAACATCAATAATTACATCTCTTGTACAAGAATATGGTAGTTTAGAAAATGCTTTTGGACAAGTATTTGGTACAATAAATAAAACAAAAATAGCAACTGATGAATATACTAAATCATCAATAAAAGCAAAAGGTGAAACATACGCGGAGGCTCAATCTGTAAATAATTTACTTGGAATATTAAAAAATGGTAATGCAACATTCCAACAAAGAACTGGTGCGTATGAAAAGTTAAAATCTGTAATACCAGATGTATTAGCTGGATTTGATAAAGAAAAAATTATAAATGGCGAACAAATAGTTCAACTAGAACAATTAGCAAAACTAAAACTACAAAATATTACTCTTGATGCTGCAAGGCAATCATTAATTGAATTAATTGGTAAATATACTGGAGAAGCATTAATACAAATAGATAAGTTAGGTAAAACATCTGCTTTTGATGATATAAAAAATCAATTATCTGGTATGCTTAAAGCATTCCCACCATTTATGGCTGGGTTAATGCAGCAAATATCAGTTATTGATCAAAACTCAATGGCAGTTGATGGGCTAAATAAAATGCTTGTGAGCATTGATGCACAAATTGCGGCTAATACTGGTAAAATACAATTAAATACCGATGCTTATTTAAAGAATAAAAAAGCTATTGAAGAAGCTGCAAAAGCGCAAAGATTTTGGATAGGATTTTCTGCTGAAGCTGCATTAGCTGGAGATAATTTTAATGCATTAGTAACTAAAAATGCTAAAAATTTAGAAGGTTGGAGATATATTATAGAACAAGTTGCTATAAATGCAACTAAATTAAAAACAAGTTTAGATGGTGTAGCTAATAGTGCAATAAAAGTAGCTAATACATCATTTGATAAATTATTTGAGTCTTTACAAAACCAAGATATGCTTTTTGGCATTGAAGAAATGCAAAGAGGTATTAATAAAGTATTTAAAGGAATTGATGACGATATTAAAACAAATCAACAAAGATTTGAAAATTATAAGTCATTAATCGAAAATTTCATAAGTGCTCCATTGGATTATTTGTTTAATACTATTTTAGATGGAGGTAAATTAAGTTGGAAAGAATTTGGTAATGTAGTTTTAAGAGTATTAGCTAATATTATCAGTTCAATTATTGCAACAACCGCTGCGGCTGCAATCGCTAATGCTATTGTACCTGGAGCTGGTACTGCTGGGGTAAATGCTTATAATCAAGGTAGTAGATTATTTGGAAGAAATATGCAAGGAGGAATGAGTCCATCTTTAGGGTATACCCCTAGAGGTTTAGGAAATCAAGCCAATTTTGGCGGTATTAACGGAGGATTAGGATTAAGTGGGCAAGTAGTATTTGTACAAAGAGGTAGTGATTTAGTAGGAGTGTTAAATAGATCAAACGCAACAATTAATAGAGTTGGCTAAAGCAGAAAAATATAGAATAAATTTTAAGACTCTACAAGGCCAAGAAGCCCGCGTAGAGTTTTATTTTGAGGGGTTTACGGGTGCAACTACGGAACTTCGTGGAGGCATTAAGCCTTTTGTATTAAAAGAGTTTAATACTAATGATGACTTATTTAAGCCTATTCGACCACAAATGGCCGAGATTGAAATAATAGGTAGTGCAAGTGGAGTGAGTATTGATGACTTTTTAATGGATAAGGATAACGATATTGAGGTTATATTTTATTATGATAGCCTTGTTACCCCTTATTGGAGAGGATGGCTTTTGCAAGATGACTTCCAAGAGATTTGGGAGGACACTAATCACATTTTAATAATAAGAGCCATAGATGGCCTTGGATATAATAGAGATTTCCCATTGTCAAATGCGGGTGCGGAAGTAACCGCAAAAACAACGCCTTTGCAATATATTGAGTATTGTACGGCAAATGCGGTAAAAGATTGGAATAAGTTTTATTGTTTTAATAACTTGTTTCATCCAGATATGACCGATAGTGCAACTTATACCTCACTTGATCAATGCACTATTGATCCTAAGACTTTCCAAATACAAAGCACCGAGTACGAATCATCTTTAGAAGTTCTTGACAAAATAAATAGAGGTTTTAACCAAAATTTATTTATGTACAATGACAATTGGTGGCTAATGAGAATGGAGGAACTTTACGTTCCCAAAACCGAGAACTTGAGAGGCTTTGTTGAGAATAGTAGCGTAAGAACGGCTATTAACACAAGATATGATATTAACGTAGGCAATAACGAGGATATTAAGTTAATCTCTCCTAGTGCTATAAGAAATATAAATAGAAGAACAAAAGAAAATAGTGTAACATTTAATTACGAGCAAATTGGCGAGCTAATTACCAATGGTACATTTTCAAGAGGTAGCTTACTAACTACAACGGCTATTCTAAAGCAATATAATTTAGATAGTTTCGACTATAAATATACAACTCCTCCTAACCCCGATTATTGGGGATTTGGTGGCACAACGCCTCCAACGGGTAGCGTAACAAGAAACGAAGAATGGTCTAATACATCTTATGGTTATTTAGAGGATAATTATGTAAGGGTGCCAGGCGAGCAAGTTGTAACAACGGGTTACGATTATTTTTTAAGAAGCCAAGAGGTTAAAGTATTTACGGGTGAAAAATTGGTAATTGGAGTTGATTATAAATTTGAGACCGATTTTACCGAGGACGGCTTTTTTAGGCAAATGGTAGTAATGCTTGATGGCGCGGCTAATAATTATTTTCTTGGTCAAGATGGTAAGTGGTATTTAACTACAAGCACTTTTACCATAAATATTAACACCGATGAAGAATGGTTTATTGGTACAAAGTATAATCAAGCGGGTAGCCCAGAGCCTACGGAATATGTGAGCTTAAATGTAGAGAGTGAGCCAATACCCGATAATGGAGTTATCAAAATAGCCTTTATTTTAGATTACCACGCATTACTTGACTCTACAAATGAGATGCACATTAAAGCTCTTAATTTTGAAATTATTGAGCAATTTAACGGCATAAGTGCGCAACCATTGGTAGGTGTTAAAACGGCATTTACTAAAACTGACACTTTATATAATAAGCAAGAGAATGATATATTTTTGCAAGATGGCTTTTCTTGGAATTATAAAGGCACTTTGTTAAATAGTGGGGGTACATCCATTTTAGATAGTACATGGTATCGTTATAGATTCCCAACGGAAGAAATGAGTTTTCGTAAAGAAAATAATATTGCTTATTGGGAGAATACAAGATTTAACCGCACAAAGTTAGATGCTAATTTTTACGGAATTTTAAACAACGGCGATCGTATTGGTTTACACAATACGGTAATATTTGTTGACGATGACCCCGATAAAGTGTACGCAATAGTAAATCTTAAAGAAATAGATTTTGCTAGTGCTACATGGAGCGCAACATTACTTGAGGTATGGGATGAAAATAAAGATGGCTTAGATTTAGATAATAAAACATTCGATGCCGATGTAACTACGGGTACTTACAACAACCCAGTAAATGTACCTTGGACTGTTGTAACGGCGGCCGATTTCTCAATAGTTGGAGGCTATCAAATAACTTATAATGGGGTAGTTAGTATTAATGAGCCAATTGTAATAAGTTTAGCGGGTAATATTAATACAACTAGCCCCGCTCCTTTGCCACCAGTAAATACTACATTTACGGTTAAGCAAAATGGAGTAACGATAAAAACACAAACGTATCCCGTTAGTACAAATCCACAAGCGTTTACGTTCAATTTATCTCCTAGCGGTACAATAACAATAAATCCTAGTGATGTATTTACGGTTGAGGTTAGTAATAACATTACTCAAATTCAATACACTAGCGGATCATTTACTATTGACTATCAATATCCTGGCACTTTAACTTATGACACATTTAGTGAAAAATATATATATAATAAATAATGGCTGAAGTAGTAACTGCACAAGGCTTAGTAATAGCGGTAACAAATGCCGATGGGAATGTTTACCCATTTGCTTGTACTACAACCGCATCCATAACCATAAATAGGGACTTTATAGAATTAGCACCTAAAACAAATGGCGTT